ATGTCCAGGAAGATAGAATTTATTAGGATCACACATTTCAAGATTTGGGAAATTCGTAAGTATTGTATCATACCTGGCAAGAATTACCCAATCATATGTCTGATTAGTCTCTGGAGCCCTTCTATATGCATCAAATAATTCGGATACAGCTTTAATTGAGTATAGCTGTGACATGATATTGCTATAATTTTTTTCATTCCAATGCCCTTCTGGATGCTTACCGGTGAAGTTTGTATCGACAAATGCCTTTGCATTTGGGGGCAATTCAAAAGTTCTCGGCTCATTATGTTGAACCAAAATTGGATTATATTTTGTACAAATTAACTCCAAAGCATTTTCTGGAATTGGGCAGTTAGAAATGCGGGACCAAGAAGAATAATCATACTCTTCATCAGATTCCTTCCACCAAACATGCCCAAAGACATCAGTATCATACCGAGTGATAATAGATTCCTTATAAACCCGTTCAATCTCAGGGTTGTCGATAAATCTTGGTTGACCAAAAAATAATAGTGCTACTTTCATCAAACTTCTCCTTTATAATTCTCCAAGAAGTAATTCAGATCTTCTGGAGTTCCAAGACCCCACATATCATCAGATCCAATTTCCTTAATACGAATTTTCTTACCGTCCTCAATTGCTTCATTATACACTGGGCACACATAGAATTCATTATTTGTGCGAATATTTTTACGAATCATCTGCTCAGAATACTTAACGTAATCGGAACCATGCTTCCAGTAGTAAATTCCAGCAGTTGCATGATTACTGATAGGCTTTTTCTCAGCCACTTCTGAAACATATCCATCTTCGCCCAATTTTGCAAATGACCACTTAGGATGAGTTGCTGGAAATGTAACAATACCACCATCTACATTATCATTACTGAATGCATATAGAGTTTCATTACTGTCCCACAGAATTAACTGATCAGAATTTGTAATAATTAGTGGGTCTTCGGTGTTGATGAACTCCTTAGCAAGAAGGGTTGTGCAACATGCCCCCTCGGTAAGTCCTTCAACTTGAACAATGTTACAATTTGGAGTCAATAGATTGAGAAGATATTGAAGATTATACTTATCATAATGCTCTTTCTGCACAACATAGGTATAAGTAGCTTCAACATTTAGCCCCTCAACAACAACTTGAATCATGGGTTTACCACGAACTTCAATCAAAGGTTTTGGGAAGGTGTAGCCAACTTTAGCAAAGCGACTACCAGCTCCAGCCATAGGAATAAGAACATTCATTTTTTCAGATTTCCAAGCGATTTTTGTTTTAGTGGGTTTACTGAGGATATTTTTAATCTTATCAATTTTACTTTGCGTTAGGTCCTTCCGATTATCCACTGGTATTAAATGACTCTTACTATCAAGAGCACCTTGCCTACCAATATGACTATCTTCTACTATAACAGTATTTTCTGGAATAGCTCCAAATGCAATCATACACTTCCAGTACATTTCGGGATAGGGTTTATTGCGAGTGACATCTTCATTACTTACAAAAATATCAACAAACTCCAATACTCCCAACCGAAGCAAGATTAGTTTAACGGTATTTCGAATACTATTGCTAGCAACAGCAATATTATAACCCATATCCTTGAGTTGTGAGAAGTAACTCATCAACTCATAATCTTTATTAACCTGCTCACCAAAAATAACTAGGGTCTCATCTTGCTTATCTTTCCAAATCTGACCATAGGATTCTGGGGATAGTCCCTTCCTCTGCGTAAGAATTGCAAGCTTATCACTTGTCGGAAGCCCATCATAAACACTCACATGCTCCTGACGGGTAATTGCAAAATCGGGATTGACCTTAACCAAAGCTCGATTTAAAGCCTCATAGTGAACATCTTTACTATCTATTAGAACTCCGTCAAGATCAAAAATTACTAACTTACTCATACTACATCTCTATAAAGTTTAGGATAAAATGGATGTTTGTGAACAATAAGATTATTTCTCTTTACGTTCCAACCTAAAATACATTCTGGATTTACAACTGCACCCTCATTACAAATGTCTTCAAAATCAGGATACATTCTACAGTAGGACATCATAGTATCATAATCCCCAAAAGCAAAGGTATCTCCTAGAGCATAATCTGTGTGACTTTGAATATCTGTAATATGAAGTCCTTTTGGAGCATAATCCGATAGTTTACCTAACGGTTCCGTAAACCAATTATCTGTACGAGTTCTAATGACAAAATCGAATTTCTCATTTCCCGCATCCTGAACGTATTTATCCATCAATAATGAAGCCTTGTGCAAACTATATGCTTGAGATACAATATTATTCAGTGGGTGATAGTACCTCGGATCTGATATAATTGATGGATGCGAAAAGATCTTTGGCTCTTCAAAATCTACAGTAGTTGGATCTACTACATCAATTACAAATTCTTCAATTTCAAAGTTATAATTCCAAAAGTGTGCAAATATTGCTACTGTAGTTCCTGCACAAAATGATGACATTAAATATTCTTGATGATTAGACCAACACTTAATAAAGTCTCTTGGCTGACCAGAATATAAAATTGCAACATTAGACATGATATTCGCCGTTATTTTTAGCTAGATGTAGAAGCTTTGGTTCAAATTCACAATACTGACCAAATACTTCAGGGAAAGCATACTGAGGATGAAGGGTATTCACATCACTTCGGTTTTGAGCAAAAAATTTATTAAGATGACTTTCGTCATGCCACTGAGCAATCACATTATTTTCCAGATCTTTATTAACTCTATCTTCCAGCTCAGTAATCATTTCTAAAACCTTAGGAACCTTTCCACCCCACAAACATCCTTGATAGTATACTGAGATATCATCTCCAGTTTCAATTCCTGCCAAGGATAGTGGATTTACATCAAATGCTCCTGGGGGATTATCGTGTGGTGGCATCTTTAAGAAGTGACATGGATGATGCACTCCAAAATATGAAAATTGTTTATCAAAAAAATCTTTACTATAAACTTTAGAGACTGGCATTAAATCTGCATCTAAAAATACAAACCAATCTGCCTGTTCAATTTCATCTTTAGCTTTTTGAAGAATTTCAAATCTCTTAAGGGTGATATGTGGCCACTCAAGATGCTCTTGCTTGTAGGATTTAATATCTTCCGGAAAATCTCCTTCACCATCAGTGAAAACTAAAAAAGTCTTTTCACAATCCGGTAAAAAGTTTTCCTTGACCCGCTCATACCATGAAGGTAAAAAATTTAAGTATTTTCCAGTTCCGATAAAACTAATTGCGACTTTCATTAAATAATCTCCCAAGTTTCAGGTAATAAATCTGTAGTATCTAGGTGTTCAAGATTCGTGCCACTAAACCAACCAGAAGGTGCGATTACCCGGTTATCTTCTGCTAACCAAGCCCCCCACCAGCTAAAGGAACTATTGGCAATAATATGATCTTCACATAATGTCATCAGGCAAAGATCTGCATAATTAGTCTGACCTTCAGACACATAGAATCTATCAGATTCAAATATTTTTTGATTCTTACACCATTCCGTATCATCTGAAAAAATTAGTACATTCCGCTTAGAATCAAATTGTTTCAGAGCCTCTTCATAATACTCTAAACCCAGCGATGAATGATTAGGGTTGGTTACATAATCAGTTCTTCTAACGTGTAGGGAAATTGGGCTTTCAATTGAACAAATTGCATCCATACATGGATCCAAAATATCGTTATTAAAAGCAAAATCCTGCCTAAGATCAGATTTAACATTTTTAAAGTATTTTTCAGATTGAAAGTATCCCAAAAGAGATACCCAATCAGGACACTCATCAAATAAGTTTTTATCAAAGTTGAATCCAGACTCATTGATCGTTGATCGATCAAAATCAATATACTGAATGTTTAAAATATTAATCGTATCAAGCTTAAATGGAACAAATAATTGATGTTCCTCCCACTCATCTACTACCCCTTGGTATTTTGATGGAGGTATGCAGTAATCATATCCACGATTTTTGGCAATTCCCTTCAATGCCGCATACTGAAACATTTGATTTGCCAATCGTTCTCGCCGTTTGCCGAGATAATTAATTCCGATCATATGACATAATAATTACTCGATAAGTCTACTAAAAAAGGAGGCTGTTGTCAACCCCCTTAAAAAATTCAGGCTCGCCACTTGCCCTTTAACTGGAGGCAAGAAACCAGGCGGCAGTATTCCCCACCCGCACCAATTGCTTTTGAAAAAAGCAATAAAACAATAGGGTCATATTTGACTCCACCAGTGCTGTTATAGTCCATCCTTGACTTCGAGGGGGTCCCGACCAGTGCTTTTTAAGTCTCTCCGTGACTAGTGCTCCTTGTCAGGATCGAACTGACCTTAGCCGAATTATGAGTTCGGTGCTTTCGCCAGAGAGCTAAAAGAGCATTTGCTATTCGGAAATAGCAAATACGAGTGTCTGGATTCGAACCAGATCAAAGCCGCTAATCTGGCGGAAAGAGTTTATAAAACTCCTCTGACTACCAAGTCTCACTCGCAAAAGATCAATGTCTCGAACATATTCGAGTAAATTCATCGTATTCTTCTGCAGGAATCATAACGACATCAAATGCAGTACCCTTGATTAATAGAGATTCTCCATTCTCAACACGTTCGATATAATCATCAAAATATTCTTGAAGTTCGCCAATAGTAATTTCAGTCATGGAATTGTTCTAAAATTTAATTTATTTATAAGTTTAGTCCGGGTGGTTGGGTTCGAACCAACGTCTTCTGCTTCCCAAAAGCAGCCGTCTACCGCTGACTTACACCCGGTTGTTTTTCTTGTATGACAGTAGTATAGCCAAGATTGGAGCCACTGTCAAGAGGTAGTATATAAATGCAACAAAAACATCGTCATTTAATAGGTGGCTCATTTTCAAAAAATTCTCCAGGATCGGTTCCAGTTTCAACAACCTTCACCGCTCTACGATAGTATGGATTGTTGGTTTTGTCAACCCTCTCCATATAGTCTTTAATCTTTTTCCAGTTTTCCCGTTGGAAGTTATTCATAAGATGTGGATTAAAAGGCGGTGAGTGTTGGATTTGAACCAACGGTGCCTCTCGACACGGTAGTTTTCAAGACTACTGCAATAAACCGCTCTGCCAACTCACCATAAAAATTCCAACATCAACGAACTTCAAAGTCTAACTTACGTACTTTTCTAGCTCTTCTAGATTCTTGGAACTGTAAATCTTCTGAAGAAAATAGAGAAGTTCTTTGAGGTTCAGATTGTGGCTTTACCATAATGACTTTAGATAGATCTTCAGCAGTTATCTTAGACCCAGTTATTGTCGTCATATTCGGACAACCACATACTTGAGTTTTGGTTCTTGTTTCCAATTCGGTGTTGCAACTCTTGCATCTGACTGTTAACATCCGTTATCCTCCGTTTAATATCATCTAACTCCTTATATATGTCCTGGTGATAGAACCTTATAAATTTCTGAATGAGTCTATTAAATGCTTTGTTTTTCATAACGTATTATATATGCACAATGGGCGATATCGGATTTGAACCAATGACCGTCTGCGTGTAAAGCAGCTGCGCTACCGCTGCGCCAATCGCCCAACTCCCCCACCTGGACTCGAACCAGGAACCCCAAAGTTAACAGCTTCGTGCTCTGCCAATTGAGCTATAGAGGAATGGTCCTCTGTCTGGGAATCGAACCCAGTTTCCCAGTGCGTTGTTCGCCTGTCCTTACCAATAGACTACCAGAGGGAATGGTAGTCTCTTTCTAGGTTATCTACCTAGCGAGTGCCACCAAGAGCGAAATAGGAGATTCGAACTCCTGACGTTCTGCTTGGAAGGCAGACATTCTACCGCTGAATTAATTTCGCAATGAGACAATTATGAGAGTTGATCTCTAAATTGTCAAACGTCTCAGGAGGGATTCGAACCCCCGGCCCACATCTTAGAAGGATGTTGCACTAATCCGCTGTGCTACTGAGACATAAGACAATCATACCAGTTATGAATTTGATTGTCAAGGTGGGTAGGGTTGGATTTGAACCAACGTAGGCAGAGCCAGTGGATTTACAGTCCACCTCCATTAACCACTCGGACACCTACCCAATACCAATATTATACTACTCATTAGGGCATCCGTCAACCCATACAGCACATAATCTAATTTCCCCCCCTAGTGACCGACACTCATTAGTGTAGCATACAGAGGCATCCACTGGGGTCTCTGAGTATCGTGGTGAAGGTATTCTAATTTTCTCGTTGTCGCCTATCAAGCGTTCATAGTCGGCAATTGCTTGGTCTACGTCTCTCATGATCCTGCGATCCAATTTTTCAGGATCTTTGATGATGAAATCATTCAGCATCGTCTGAGGAAAGAACTTACGTTGCACTTCATCAAATACGTCCCACAAAGATGTTTCTTTTATTCCAGTGCATTGTGTAAGAGATGCAATCACAGAAGTCAGTATGATTCCTACGATTGCATATTGTTTAATATTTGGTTTTTTATTACCAAAATTGAAGTTAAATTGCATTAGAAAGGGGGGTTCCAATCTCCCCCTATTTATCAATTACAGTCTAGAATAACAAACCCTAATCTCTCCTCTACTTGGGGATGCAATCGTTGAGAAAGCACCATAAGAAAGATCAAGACTCCTACCACTTACATATGGACCACGATCATTAATCCGTATAACAACAGATTTTCCATTGGATTCATTAGTTACTAGTAACCTAGTTCCAAATGGAAGATTCCGATGTGCGGCTGAGTTACCATAAGCATCGAACCGTTCGCCATTAGCGGTTCTTTGTCCATTGTAACCGTCGCCAATTCCATAATGAGAAGCATAAGAACAGGTCGCAGCATGAGAAGGAGATGGGGCAAGAGCACCAAGACTCAGAGCAACGACCGAAAGGGTTTTGATTGTTTTGTTAAAAAGCATTAAATTTGGTAGAATTCGACATCCGTATAGAAGGGGGGTGTACCAACCCTCTCGGGAGGCACCTTCCACGGCTCTAGGGGACACGATCAAGATCTCATAACGAACAAACCAATTCTTAAGAATTGATTAAATCATAGTATAGCACATATTTATCCAGGTGTCAACCCACAGATTTGAAAAGATTTATGAAGAAATCTGCGTCCAATACGACGAGAGGCTTTTTTAAATTTTTTTTCATAACCACAAGTGGCTCGTAGGGTCCACAATTTGCCTTAGCCTGATCATAGGCTTCCCAGACATTTAATTTTTCAACATTTTTACATTCAATTGAGAATGGAAATTTACTTCTGGCAGCTCTAGCCATAATTAAATCTTCCCCACCAGCACCCATTGAGCGAGATTCAATGTCTTCTGGGTGTATTTCTAACTGCTCTATAAGCTGATCTCTAACCCACTTCTGCAGGTTTCTTCCTTTAGCCTTAGCCGAACTAGGTTTCATTCCATTTTCCAGGGTGCTGATATAGTTATATAATCAACTTCAGAGGTTTATAGTTTAAAATTAGAAAAGGTATCGGTTTTAACATCTTGTTTAATTCCGCCGACCATATAGGATTCGACTTCAGTTTCCTGGGGAGCAACTTGAAGACCCTTAGATGAAATCCAATGCTCTGTCCAGGGAAGTGGATTATTTTTCATAGAAATATCATAGATTGGTTTAATGCCAATCGCCTTCATTCTACGATTTGCAATCCATTCCACATAATTACCAAGAAGTTTAGTGTTTAAGCCAATCATTGAACCATCTTGGAACAGATACTCTGCCCACCTACGTTCCTGATCAACACACACTTTAAATGCATTAATTACCCACGATTCTTCATCTTTAAGAATTTGTTGCATTTCTGGATCATCCCCCTCACGCCACTTGTTGAGGATATTTTGAGTGATGACAAGATGCTGATTTTCGTCTCTTGCGATGAGAGAGATAATCTTAGATGATCCTTCCATGAGTTTGAGTTCACCAAAAGCGAAGCTACAAGCAAACGAAACATAAAATCTAATCCCCTCTAAAATATTTACATTAGCAATAGCACGATAAAGCTTTCGCTTAAGCACCATTCGTTCACTTTTCCCAAGGTCAATACCTTCATTTGCAAACTCCCACAAATTGGAAGTTCCATAGAACTGTGCAGAATTTATAAAGTCATCATAAGCTTCAGTAACTGAAGAAGCTCTTTCTAAAATATGTTCATTAGTTAAAATAGTATCAAAAACTTCCGAAGGATCGGAATAAACATTTTTGATTATGTATGTATAGGATCTGGAGTGTATCATTTCCATAAATCCCCATACAGTCATACATGCTTCAAGTTCAGGAAGAGAACAATAAGGCGTAAATGCCATTCCAGGTCCACGACCCTGAACAGAATCAAGAAGAATTTGATACTTCAAATTTGAAGTAAATATATGTTTCTGTTCGGGGCGAAATGTTTGATAATCTGCACGATCCTTTTGAAGAGAAATTTCTTCAGGTCTCCAAAAATAACTCAACTGCTGTTGTGTTAGCTTTTCAAAAACAGGATACTTGTAGGAATCATATCTCTGCACACCAAGAGGTTTTCCAAAAAACATTGGTTGTTTTTTTGTTTCTGCTATTTCGGAATTAAATACGGTAATCCCTTGTAACATTTTAGTCTTTTGCGGTTGGATAGTTTTACTAACCTTAAATTTTGCAGCTTTCACAATCCTCTTCTCCAGAAGTTAACATTAAGTTGATCAAGTCATTTGTAGTTTTAGGTTCTTCAGTTACTTCGTCTGTTTTATTATCGTAAGTATTTTGGTAATAAGATGTCTTCCATCCATATTTGTAAGTAGTCAATAGGTCTTTAGCCATTTCCGACACAGGAACTTCATTATCTGGATAGTGTTCTGGGTTATAACTCCAGTTTCCAGATATTGCTTGGTCAAAAAACTTTTGCATTACAGCAACAATATTAATATACCCAGTGTTATTAGGCATATCCCAAAGCAAAGTATAGTTATTCTTAAGCGTTTGATACTGAGGTACAATTTGCTTAAGTGGACCCTTCTTAGACTTCTTAACCGATAAAAATCCTCTAGGGGGTTCGATGCCATTTGTGGCGTTTGATACTACCGAGCTGCTCTCTGACGGCATTTGTGCCGATAGTGTTGAATTTCGCAATCCATATTGGGCAATATTACTCCTTAGAGTTTCCCAATCATGTTGCAATGGAATGGCAGAAATTTCATCAACATCACGTTTATACGTATCAATGGGGAGAACCCCCTCAGAGTATTTAGTTCGATTAAAATATTCACAAGATCCCCGTTCTTTTGCAATCTGATTCGAAGATTTTAAAAGAAAATATTGAAAACTTTCAGAGAGACCGTGAACAGCATCCCAAGCCTCCTGAGAGTCGTACTTGTGCCCAAGCTTAGCCAAGTAATGTGCAAGTCCAATAAAGCCGATTCCAAGCGATCTACGGGCCCGTGTAGAGACCTCAGCAGCTCTGACAGGATACTCTTGATAATCGATAATTTCATCAAGACCCCTAACTGCAAGATCACAGACATCTTCAAAGTCATCATCGTTTTTAATTTTACCAACATTGATTGCAGACAAGATACACAACGCAACTTCACCATTAGGATCATCAATATGCTGAAGTGGTTTGGTGGGAAGTGTAATTTCTTGACAAAGATTACTCATCTCAACCTTATCAATAAAAGAACTATGAAAGTTACAATGGTCTATATTCATAATATAGATTCTTCCTGTTTCTGCACGTTCCTTAAGAAGGTTAAGAATGAGATCTTGGGCATTTACGGTTTTCTTTGGAACATCTGGATTATTTTCATATCCAATGTAGAGAGAATCAAACTCAATTGTTCCGAAAGAATCATAAAGTCCAGGTACATCATGTGGGGAGAAAAGTGTAATCTCACGATCTTGAATAAATCTTTCATAAAATATTTTACTAAGTTGAATTGAATAGTCAAGTTTACGAACACGATTATCTTCTGTTCCTTTATTGTTTTTGAGAACGAGAATATCTTCTATTTCTTGATGCCAAATTGGAAAGTGAACAGTTGCAGAACCCCCCCGGATACCATTTTGTGTGCAGCATCTAACAGTTGATTCAAATTTCTTAAGAAAGGGAACAACTCCAGTATGTTGAACTTCTCCACCCCGAATTTTAGCATTAATACCCCGGATACGACCGGCATTAATACCAATACCAGCCCTTTGTGCGACATATCTTCCAATAGCCATATCACTACTAAAGATACTATCAAGAGTATCATCAACATCAACCAAAACGCAAGATGCAAATTGACGAAGAGGTGTTCTGACTCCAGCCATAATTGGAGTTGGTAGACTAATCTTATGCTTCGAGATTGCATCATAGTATTTCTTCACATATGATAGTCTAGTCTCTTTGGGATATTCTGCAAATACTGTCATAGAAATAAGCATGTACATGAACTGAGGAGTTTCATAAACTCTTCCAGTACTCCTATCCTGCACCAAATACTTATCTACAACTTGACGCAATCCAGCATAAGTGAATAGAAAATCCCTAGTATGATTAATACACTTATCAAGTTCAAAAAATTCTGTTGAGTTATACTTACTAATAATCTCCCTATCATAAACCCCATTATCTACACATGACAATGTGTGTTTACTGAGTGTTGGTAATTCTCGGATTTTCCCATAAAGAGATTTTCTCAAGGAGAATAGAAGTAGCCTTGCAGCAACGTATTGATAGTTTGGGTTGTCTAGATCTATCAAATCTGACGCAGACCGAATTAATATTTGCTGGATTTCTCCCGTTGAGATACCATCATAAAATTGTATCCCAGATTGAATTTCAACTTGTGAGGCAGATACTCCAGCAAGATCTTTACAGGCTTCATCGACCATAACATGAAGCTTATCAAGATTCAATCGCTCAAGGGTTCCATTTCTCTTAATAACCTCTGTACCGTTGCTCATACTCGTTTCCATTCAGATAATTTTACTTTTGCTTGTAAACCAGTGTAAGTATTAGATTCTATCACGGATTTTATATCATGTCCAGCTAAGACCATATCATTTATATCCTTTTCGATAATTATCTCCGGCCAGATTACAGTAGGAAATCCTAAGTTAATCTGAGTTTCCATCTTTTCGACAATTTGCTTATTTCTACGTTCATTGTCATAAATGATAACAAAGTTAGTCTCAAAGTTGGAAAGGAAAAACATTTTGTCTAAATCCGCCCCAACCATCGCAAGTGAATTTTCTAAAAACATACTATCAAATGGGCCCTCAGTTACATAGATGGTTTTACCATAATCTACATCATCTAGTCCATATATTTTAGGATTATGCTTATCGAAAAGAATTGTAATGTACTTTACCTTGGAGTTTTTATTTAAACTTCGCCCCTGATATCCAAAAAATTTACCATGATTAAAAAGTGGAATTATAATTCGGGATTCCTCCAATTCTGTAGACTCGAAGGTATGAATTTGGGTATTTGTCCACTCCTTAAATTTTTCACAAAAGTATAATTTTGAAAGATAAGTTTCGGGTATCTGGCGATTTTCTAAATATTTTCTCGCAGGATGTGTTGTATTTAGTTCAGAAATTTTTGGAAGATCTATCTTAGGTTTAACTTTAAATTCTGGAGGCTTAAAGTCAAATATCGGGTTTGGAGTATTTGTAGCCTTTCCAGTTAATCCATTCTTATATCGTTCAAGTACATACTCACCATATAAAGTGCTATCTATATCCTTAATAAAATATCCCAGACTTTTTGATACACTACAATTATGACACTTAAAGTTATAGTCATTCTTATACTGATAAAGATAACCCCGTGTTTTAGATTTATTTTTTTGAGAATCGCCGCAATATGGGCAACGAAAGTTGTAGAGGCCTGTCTTTTTCTTTGAAAATTTTTCCAATCTTGAAGATATCATTCCAATATACTTATCTTCAATATAACTCATAGTAAAAGACCAGACACCTAGCAATATTACCAGATCCCACCGGATCTGTCAAGAAGTCATTTCCTAACTTTTTCTGGGTCTGGTACGTACCGATGCTCCATTCTATACCCCAACTCCCCCGGAGTAAGCCATCCCGAGGCTAGAGTCGATATAGCTGTCGCCAGAACTGCTGCAAATACACCAATACCGATGGTCATCCATTTAACTTTAATAATTTCTTCAATTTTAGTACTAATAGACTCCAATTGATCCTGAGTCTTATCATTCACTTCATCAATTCGATCACTTAAGTCAGTATCTTCAGCTTCCACGGATCTCTTAAGTTCTGTGATCATTTTAATAACAACTTCATCAGATCTGACTGCCTGCTCAAGTCTTTGATCGTGAATCGCAAGCATCTTTGAGATATTTTGATTTGTTTCACTAATTGCATCAATAGCACGTTCAATCTTATTCATCATTTGCTCATAGATGCTAAGTTTCTCTTCAAGAACTGCTACCTTCGTGTCTATTGATGTGTTGCTGTTAAACACGATTCTTCCTCCGAAATAGGTTCTGGTATTCGATTGGTAACTTTTTCGGTAACTTTCGTCTAAAATCGAGGGCCTGACTATCCTTTCGGACAAAATCCATGGGTTTATCATATCCTGCCACCGGTCCTTTAGAATTGGAATAATTTGTAAATCCAGACGTTCCAACGTTCATGGTTGGACTATCTTCACGAAGCTGTCTAATTATATTGATAATTCTATCTACGTTTATCATAGATTTTGAAGGTAAGTGAAACAGTTATTATCTATCTCAATATCATGTAAAATTGATCTAGGATATTCGGGGAATCTTTGGAGAAATATCATTACAGTCTTCACTGTACTCCAGAGTTCCCTATCAATTTTAAAAAATAAAAGTGGAGTTGCTGCTTCTCCAAAAATATTATAAAGAATGATAACGTGATTAATCAGTAAATGAGTTTTCAACTCTCCAGTATTTTTATACTGTTTCAGGAGTCTTTTGATATATTTAAACTTCTTCATGTCCTCAAGAAAATCTTCCTGAGTCACTGATTGTGGATTATCATAATGTTTAATGGCAAACATCAGGTAATTGTTTTCATTCAATTCATCAAATCTCATGTTAAGCCTTAATCTTCAGTGTAGTTGTTCCAATGCCCACCGAAGCAGTACTCCCGTTTCCTCCAACATTTGTAATGACAGCATTAAGAGTCGTTAGGATTCCAACATTATTAATATCAGTTCCAGTTCCAACAATTCCCCTTGAGCAATTAATTGAAAGAAAACTTCCAACTCCAACTAGACCAGATGGAACAGTAAATCTAAATATAGCTCTATTTGTAATCTGACCATTAAAATTTTGTTTAATATTATGATCAGAGCCAGAAATACTTCCAATAACATTTACTGGTATTGCGGTTCCAACGGAACTTGCTGTTGCAACAATATCCCCAGAGGAAACTTGAGTGCTTACTCCAGCAGCATTACGTTGAAGAATTCCAATAGTTGCTCCAGAAGAAACATAAACCAGTTCATTATAAACAACATGAACTTCACCAACCGTACCAGTTCCAATTCCACTGGTTCCACCAGCTCCAATACTCACTGGACTTGCATTATTAGGATCTGCGAAGAATACTGCCGTTGGAGTAGGACTATTCAAGCCTCTAGTATTTGCTCCACCTCCAGCAGTTGTCAATCCACTAATTGGAACAAGAATTTCATCATAAAATGAAGATGAAAGCCCGCCGTGAGTTTTAGTGCCGTAATTTCTATAAACCCAACCACGACCATCTGCAAAGCAGTTATGTGGTGTTCTATTTCTATCGGCTTCGGATAGAAATTTAGGTCTATTGAAGAAATTAGCTGATGTTTCAGTTGTCGTTGAGATGCCCCAGAGAGCCATGTTTCTTACCTATAACTTTTGTAATCCTAAGAATATTTATAAAAAATGGGGAGTGCATACCCCCCAACTTTAATTTATTATTTTTCGCAAAAATATCACAATAAAATCATATATACAATTTTCTTTAATTTTTTTATTTTTACCAAGCCATTCTGAAAATGCTAGTAGAAACCCCAAAGTAATAGTGAGGCCCCAATTTGCAAGCAGACAACTTATCATTTTACAAACTTAGTATCTACCGCACCAGTAAGCTGATTTGTGAAGAGTGCAACCTTAACTGTTGCAACAATTGTGTCATCAATACTATTATCGGTAGTCTTTACATATTTTTCAAGAAGTTGAACAACAAGTAACTTTACCTGAGGATTATTAGCAAGTTGTAAAATGAGTGGTTTTACTAACTTTAGAAGGTTTACCATTTTTCCATTGAATTCATCATCTTTATTTATAAAATCATACTCTAAATTGAGTTGCCTTTGGAATAGGATCTGGAAGCCTTACATTGAATCTTGGAATAATGTTAAAATCATCAAATTTGCGAGAACGAGAACCTGGTAGATTTCGTCCTCCAGGACCGGGAGGCTTGATAGGAGTGTCAGTACCGCCAGTAAGAGAAGTTGCAGTTTGAGTTTGGGTTTGCGTCTTAGTCTGTGCACCGACTTGAGCTATAGTTCCGGTCCTAGTATTAAGAATAACTGGAATATTAAATTTAGTTTTTGGATTTGTCTTTGTGGGTTTTGGCGTTGTAAGTGGATTTGGCTTTGTTTTAGGCGTTGTAAGTGGATTTGGCTTTGTTTTAGGCGTTGTAAGTGGATTTGGCTTTGTTTTAGGCGTTGTAAGTGGCCCTGGAGAACCTGGTTTAATTATTGGTGATTTTTTTGGGGCTGTAAGTGGTCCTGGAGGAGCTGGTTTAATTATTGGTTGTATTAACGGATTTGGTCTTGGTTTTGTTGGTAAAGGTGCAGTTTTTATTGGAGAAACCTTCAACGGTTTAAGTTTTACAGGTATTCTAGTAATGGCCTTAATTGCATTGCGAGCAATCATTCCTCTAAATTCATGAATATCTACAAGTTCTCCCCCAAGTTCATGAGCAAGAGTTTCTGCAGATTCCTTTACTTCATGTGAACAATCACATTCGGACTCAGCAGGTTTCTTTTTTTTTTTACTCTCGCCTTCGGGAGAATCTTCCCCCCTTTTAGCTAGCGTATTTTGAGCTTTAGTAGTTTCGACTATTTCAGGAAAATCTGTTCTCCAATTCGAGTACTGTTCAGCTTTAATTTTTTTCTTTTTGGATGAACGCTTTCCACCTTCTTCATCTTTTCCTAAGGCACCCGCAATAACATCTCCACGAGTTACCTTACCATAGGGTGGATAGTTATTTGCAAGATTGCCATCACCCTTCTCCTCAATATAATTAGCAGACTCCATCTTAGATGAAGATGCTCCAGAAGCAGCAGCAGTGGCACCAGTAGCAGAACCTTCATCTGCCCCAAGAATAACTACAGTTTTATATCTCTTTCTATACTCCGCAACTTGAGATGGCATAACATCCTTCTCAAAGGTAGATCCATCCTCTTTAGTAATTCTCACATGAATCTTACCAGCCTTGGCTTCAGATATAGAATCTACCTGAAAAACTCCTTCGGCTATAGAAAGTCCTAAAGCCTTAGCAAGTCTAGACTTTCTTTCTGGAGCCATCTTAGATCTTTTCAAATAAGCAACTACAGATTCCTTGCCCATATTTTTCATCTTATTACGAAGATCATATAGAGCTTGTGTTTCTTCGGCCTCATCACTCTTGTGCTGGCCATATTTTTCGGTAATATAACCTTCTTCAATTTCAGTTCTATAAGTTTCAAATACTTGCTGCCAAGGATTAGACATATCTCTATTTAAATTTTGTTCTAGATATATTTATTTAGTAAAGTTCTTTAGAATCTGCAATCCAAGGTTTAAATAATTCTCCATCATCAGTTAGACATATTAGATAATTAGTACCTCTTCGCATCACAGTTCCAGTCTTACCACTACTAATTTGCTCAACTAATGCCCCATCCCGGAATAAATTTCCTGAGAGATACTCTTCTCTAACTGTTAGTATTTTTGGTAAAGGCGCTTCTTCCTTAAGATAAGACTTGGCTTCATTTATGAAAGCTAAAAAAGTTTTCATTATACTAAACAGATGTCCTTAGGTGATTAAGTATTTTTTTGTCATTTAATTTAATGTATGATAGACCAAGTTTTTTTAGATTTTTATACTTGGCCTTTTCTTTACCATTACGTTTCAATTTTATCTGGCTATCCATAAAATATGAAAAATAGAGATAGAAATTCAGTAATACGTCTCTATCTTTCTTAATGTGCTGACCATCCTCAGCGTAGCTATTTAAAAAGTTATTAAAAATAACGCTAAGAAAATCCGGCATCATCACTAGTTTTATTTATTTATTAGAGATCTCCAACTTTCCGGTTTTCACTATAGTATGGGTCAAAATAACCACCAGGATAACGCTTCATCAACTTATTAACGTTTATGGCAACTACTTCATCCATAGTGATGTCTAGAGCAATACATGCCTGTGCGACATACCACATAATATCTCCCAGTTCAATTTTGAGATGAGTTTTATTATCCTCATTCCAAGGTTTTCCTTGAAACATCATCTTCTTAATAATTTCTAAAAATTCTCCACCCTCAGCATTGATTCCAACTCCAGCAGTCAGGAGTCTTTCAATACTTGCCCCCTCACTGTCAAGAACAGCCATGCGATCAGATAGTGAGGAAAAATTCTTAGAGGCATCAGATGTTACAGCATCTACAAATTCAGTATACTTAGTAAAGTCGATTTTCTTTTCCATTAAAATTTAAAACCTTCAAATTGTTTAGTAGATTCCTGTTTAGTATACTCGACTTCTTGTCCAGAGTCAAGTATTTCCTTTTGTGCATTTTGATCCACGTCATAGAGGCGCATTTTAGCCCTGTCAACACCGATCAAAAATTTTCGATTTGTCGTAAGGTCATTGTATCTATTCTTTAACTGTTTTACCATAATCTGCCCACGCTCTTCTAATTCTTCGGTACTAATAAGAGCAAACATGAAATCTGCAGTAGCAGGAAGACCAAAAGATTCAGAAGTATCGGTAAGTTCGACATTAGAACTATTGTAACCACTACGAGTAGTCTGAGTAGCAGACATAATGGGAACGTTAAATTCTACTGCAAGACCTCGAAGTTCTTCGGCAATAGATTTTACAAAAGTGTAACTATTAGTATTGTTACCCTTATATCTAGACGATGAGCAAATATTCAGATAGTCTATGAAGATAATATCAGGCTTAAAGGACTTCTTCATTGCCAATTCATTTAGAAGACTTTTAAAGTGTCCCGAATGAGCTGATGCTGTTGGGTATTCCTTGATAATAAGAGTACCAACAGTTTTCCTCATAATATTTGTGATTTTAGTTTCAAAATTCTGCCTTGGCATTTCGGACAAATCTCGAATATTCACATCTAATAAGTTTGCGTCAATTCGCTCAGCAATTTTCTCCTCTGCCATCTCAAGTGTGATGTAGAGAACATTGCGCCCTTGCAGTAAGCAGGAACTAGCAACGTGGCACATGAATAGACTTTTTCCGACCCCTGTACCAGCCAAAGCGATATTGAGAGTCTTAGAAGATATACCACCCTTTGTAATTTTATTAAAGTATTCCAAATCAAAGGGTATTTTTTGTTCAGTCTTGTGGTAGAATTCATACCTTTCCTTATAGTTTTTTAAATAATCGTGTCCAATATTATGATCAAAAGATACTGATAGTGCCTCACTCAATATGTGAGGAATGGAATCTCGATTCTTATCGCTGCTTTCATCATCAACAATATGAACAGATTCCATAAGTGCAAGATAGATTGCTCGTTCCTTACACCACTTTTCAGTAGAATTTATTAACCACTCAATCTCAACACTTTCAGATTTTAATTCTGCAATTATTAAATTGATATCCTTAACTTCGGTTTCATTCAAATCGGTTCTGTTAGATACCTCAATGAATAATATTTCCTTGGTAACAAGCTTATTATACTTTTCAATGAAGGAATAGATTTCTTCAAAGATTGATTTTTCGTTTTTTTCATGGAAATATTCCTTCTTGATGAAGGGAATTACCTTTCTGCAGTACTCATCATCATAAATCAAATTCCTTAAAATTGTTCGCTCAATTCTGTCCATTAAATGTAGTGTAAGTAAGTACTCATAATGTATTTTGAACCACTTACCGGGGGCTGTCCATTGTGTGGATACATCCACATTGGTGGGAACATCACAAGAGTACCACGCTTTGGTTGTAGTGTCAAGTCTTTAAACATCGTCTCCCCCCCAACTTCAACATCGTTTAAATACCAGAAAAACGAAAGATATCTTCTACTAGTATCTAAGGATTTTACATCAACATGGGTATCAAATGCATCATTCCCAGTATTCTCATACTTTTTAATTCTATACTGCTCAAATGCATGTTCTTCAGGAAAACAACGAGAATCAATAAACTCGTAGTACAAATTTCGATACTTAATTGTTTCATGTACTAGTGTCTCATGAGCTAGGGTCAATTCTTCACTTAAAGTATAATTTTCAGTAAGATTAATTTGTGTAAAATTTGGCTTCCTATCATTTTCAACTCTTTCGTGAAGATCTGTATTCTGATCATAGAAATCTATCAAAAATTGGCACATATCCGAACCCAGGGCATTTGGATATAGCTTAATTAAATCACAAAGCTGATCCATAGGAAAATTCCCCCTTGGCAATTACATCAAGTTTTTGCATTACTTCATCTGTGAAATATTTTTCTGGTTCTGCTAAAATCTGCTTTGCATAGAGTTTTTTACCATCCATTTCGTATCGCCCTGCGACGTTCTTCCACATTCCCCCAAGCTCACCAAGCTCAAGAAGACCATAGTACCTATCCAAACCACGCTCATCATAGAACAAACGGACTTCAACATTTTGATTTTCCTTACTTAAACGGGATTTGGCAGTTTTACACTTAATAATATTCCCAATGATTTCTGTTCCGTCTTTTTCTTTTTTCTTGGATAGATGAATAATAGTAGAAGCAGCATATTTGAGACCACTACCACCTCCCATTTCCTTGGTGGGAACATAAGCACCAATCACATCATAAGTGTGATTCGTCACAATCATTGGAATGTTTGCCTTACCTAGTTTCAATGTGAGCATACGGAATGCCCCCTTGATAAGTTGGGATTTGGTCATATCCCGCACCTCCTTGTCGTTCAGAGCATCGTTAATCTCCTTACTGGTCGAAAGCATTCCAAGAGAGTCTAACACGAACATACAGGGGCTGCGATCCCCCTCAGGCTTCTTCATATACAGATCAACTGCCTTGAGCGCCTTTCCACGAAACTCTTCTACTGTGACAACATTGACAACAACCAAGCGAGATGTGTCAATACTTCTACTCTCCAATAGGGATCGTGTGATTGCAGCTTCAGTATCGAAGTACAGGCAATACCCAGTAGGATTATTATCAAGGAAATTTTTGACCACTGCCAAACTAAAGAAAGTTTTCCCAGTACTTGATTCGCCCGCAATTGCAGTAATTTTATTACCAGATACCCCACCAAAGATACTCCCACTAACAAGAGCATTAAAAATGTATGAACCCGTGTCCACATAAGTTTCATTTTCAACAATATCTGCTGCAAGTTGGGTATACTCTCCACCAATCTCCTTTACAATGTCTTTTAAAAAATCCATAAGTGCCTCAAGTGAATAATGATTCTAGTGTGTGTGTTTTTTTATGAGACCAACCAATACTATTAAGAATTGACGTGATTGGATCTAAGAATGTTTTTGTAAATTGAAGGTTATAATCTACGTAGTTGAGAAGCCCAAATTCCTTTGGCAATTCTTGAAGATATGAAATAACATTTTCGCCCATTGGATTTGGCTTTTTCAGATAGCAAAATTTTACCTTTTCTCCATCACCAATAATACTATACTTGGTAGTTAAATTGTTAACTCTGAGCATATGATTATATAAAAGTGCTCCTCGAACAGCAATCGGAGTAGATTTCTTGTAGATGAAATCTGGGCACCGATACTTACTTATTGCATTTGCAGAACGTGGAAATGAGATCTGGTTTAATGGAAGTTTAGGAAACTCTCTCCTAAACTCATCAATAAATGATATGACATCACTTTCAGTTCCAACCATCATAAGTTTGATTGCCTGTTTAATCTTTACCCTACATGCAGAGGGAGTTGACGACTTAATGGCTTCAAGCCCCATAATTTTTAATTCAGGTTCCTGAAACCGCACTCCCTCAGAATCCCAAACATTTAAAGCATAACGCTTCTTACCAGTCCAGATTCCACGTTCCGCAATATTTTCACGTTTCATGCTCATCTTCTGCTGATAAGCATTCAGATATTCTGCTAATTCTTGATAAGAACTTTCAATATACTTTTCAAGTTCTACCCTACAGATTTTATCGAGAAAGGAAACAATTGCTTGACTAGTCTTCTCTCTTCCCGCAAATACCGCATCAACCATGGGACCCAAGTTAAGATACAGAGAATCAGTATCTGAGGCAATAACATAATCGATTCCCTTAGTTTTAGTAACTTTGTTTAAGTACTTATTCATTTTAGCCTCAATCCATCGGATTGATACTTGACCAGATGTGGTAATTGCCTCAGCATTCTCAAGCTTATAGTACCTAAAATATTGGTTACCAATTGCACCATAGGCAGAATTCAATTGAATCTTTCGAGCCATTTGGATATTATTATATCTGGCAATTTGGTTTTCTAAGTCTTTAGTTTTTTTCTTAGCATACTCCTTCTTAGCAGCAATCATCTTGTTTTTATAGATGACTCGTTCATCATAAATCTTCTGCATCAATTGAGGAAGAAATCCATGTATATCCTTTCGGTACATTGCCCCATTTGGGCATACCGAATATTCTGAGTAATCTTTAAACGAAATCTTCTGTTCAAGAATCTTATCAATAGATGCTGAAGGATGTCTAACATTTACCAAAGTTTCTGGAGAAATATTATACTGCATAATCAAGTGGGGATATAGTGAATTTAAGTCAAAACTCACAACCCAATCATATTTTCCAGGAACAGGTTCTTTTACATACGCACCCTTATACTTTTCATCTTTTTGAGAATGCTCCTTCGGGGGGATTACAATATTTTGATTTTTGAGGTAGTTGTAGATAATACTATCCCACATCTTCACTTGATAGAAAACATCTGCAAAATTTACCTTAGCGTCAAATGCCATGGTAATTGCAAGTTCAATTAGCTTAAGCTTATCCTCTAAGCGATCAACAAGTTCTACGTCAATAATATTATATTCTATGAATTTTTGCCAATCCTTAGTATAAAATTCCTTAAAGGTTTCAAATTCAGAGTGATCTAACTTATTTTGACCAAGTTCAACTTCAGCAATGTAGTCTAAACGATAGGATTCTCGATTCACATAAGTGAATTTTTTATAGAGATCTAGATAATCTAGAATAGTAACTCCAGCAATATCACATATGATATGATCTTTATGATTAATTTGGATTTCCTTTTCCGAAACAAGTTTCCATGGAGAAAGTCTTTTAGCTGCGTTTTCTCCAAGTATTCTAGATATTCTCTTGGAAATATATGGCATATCATAGAGACTACAGTTCCATCCAGTAACTACATCCGGAAAGTTGGTTTCCCAATAGCATAGAAATCTACTAAGAAGATTTGCTTCATCAGTACATTGAATATATTCAGAATTTTTCTGCTTAGTTGTAAATGGTTTACACCCCCAGGTAATAATTTCCTTGGTGGATGCATTTTGAATTGAAATAGCTAAAAGCTCTTCACAACAATCCTGGACAGTTGGAAATCCCCCCTCGGAAGCAACTTCAATGTCAATGGTGACGATATTAATATTTTTAATATCAAACTTTACTTCAGATTCGGAATAATTATCTGAGATAAATTGATAGATGTATCTATCATTACCATAGATATTAAAATTCTCTACGTCCTTATAT